TCTGCTCTATGGGCGCAGGACGAATGTCCCTGCCGGTGCCACAATTATATCAGCGGTTCATAAAGTTCCTCATATCACTATAGCTCTGAAAGGTATCGCCACGGTAGTTGGAGAAGATGGAGAAAAGCGGGATGTGTTCGCCCCCAACGTCTTCGTCACCCCTGCCGGTGTACAAAGAGCCATCTACGCCCATACTGAAGTGGAATGGTTGACTGTCCATGCCTGTGAAGAAACGGATGTGGATGTGATTGAGAAGCTGCTGACGTGTAGTTCAATGGACGAGTATAAAGCAGGACTTTTGGAGAACTAGCATGGCGTTTATTGTATTGGGTTCGATTGGTTCTGCTCTCGCCTCGGGGCTTGCTGCTGTTGGTCTAGGTACAGTGGGTACGGCAGCGGCAGCGGGATCAGGTATAGCTGGGGCAGTGGGTACAGCGGCGGGAGCCGCGTCTGGTATAGGCTCAGGCATTGCTGGGGGTATCGCCTCTGGACTGGGGGCTCTCGGAATGGGTACAGCCGCTGCGCCTTCCGCTTTGGCCTCTGCTATAGGTACTGGAGCAACCACCGCTGCGGGCGGTGCGGGTATGGGTGCGGCTTCTTCTGCTGCGATGGGGGGTGATCCCGGTCAAGGCGCTTTGATGGGCGGACTCACTGCAGGTGCTATGAGTGGTATTGGCGGATTGATGGGCGGTGCTAGTGGCAGTGCTGGTAGCGCTGTGGGAGATGGATTAACTACAGCTAGCGAAGCTATGCTGAACCCTACGGCAGCTGCAGCTGCTCCCGGTGCTACTACTGTTGGTGATGTAGCTACACAAACGGCTATGGGGCAAACGGGTGCAGCCATTCCAGAATTAGCAACGCAAGCGGCGGCTCCTACGTCTTCTCTCTTCGGCGGTTTTGGTGGCGATCTAACTGAGATGGCTGTTAAAGAAGGCATGGGTATGATGAAGCCCGAAGAAGGCCAAGTTAGAGTCCCGCGTAGTGGCGGTGGAGGCAGACCCAAATCTCGTTACGATGAAGAGCAAGAGCAGGGCATGGGAAATCCTTTTGCTAATCCTTTTGCTGGCTTTGCCGAAGGTGGACTGACTACGCTTAAAGGCGGTGGGATTTCTATGCGCGAGGGGCAGTATGTCGTCCCTGCCGACGTTGTGAGTGCTATCGGTAACGGATCATCCAAAGCAGGGGCAAAGTTTCTGGAGCAAGCCTTCAATCACTACATTCAAAATGGTCCCCCGGAAGGAGTAAAACCTCAGAAACGTGCCGGTAGCCTAGCTGAGCAACGTATGCAAGAAAGAGTGCAGAGGGAAGCCGCTTGAGTCTTGTTGTACAAATAGTACCTTTAGAGTATGTTCACTCTGTCTTTGAGCACGTGATGGAGTACATAGACAATGCCCTGCAGTATTCTCACGGTGACTACACTCTGGACGAAGCGCGAGTATACATAGCGAATGGTGACTGGCAGTTGATGATTGCAGTAGATGAAGACAACTCTGTGCATGGCTGTGCGGTTATCTCTTACTTCAATCGTCCTAGAGCGCGGGTTGCCTATGTGATCGCGGCAGGGGGCAAATTTATTACGGACAAGGATGTAATACAACAGTTTTTCGGTTTGCTGAAAATGCACGGAGCCACGTGTGCAGAAGCCGCCACTAGAAATGCTATGGCTAAGTTGTTAAAGCGCTGCGGGTTTGCTGAAAAGTACCGCATTGTCGAATGTGAACTTTAGAATTTAAGAGGCTAATTATGGGCGGTCAAGCAGCTATACCTACAGAAACTCAATCCATCCAAGCCTATAATCCGAATGCGCTGGATTGGGCTAACTTTGCGCTGAAGCAGCAGATGCAGGGATTGCAGATGCAGTATTACACTCCATTGCTCAAAGACACGATGGAGAAGCGCAAGCTGTATAAAGGTGTGGTAAACAACGACCCAGAAGCCCTGCGCCAGTTTTCTGGTATGCCCAAGGGTGCTACACCGCAGCAAGTCCTAGACCGTATCAACGCCTATCGCGGCAGAGGAACACCGAATCCTCTCATGCCCAATCCGCAGATGCCTTCGGCTATGGGTGCCCCTGATGCTTACACACAGGCGCGGCAGAATAAGTTGGCGCAAAGTCGTGACATGGCGGACCTCATGGGTGTCAGAAACCCCTATGCAGAAGACCCCGGTAAGATCGACACGGCTGTTCAAAAGATGGCTGAAATAGATAGGATGGTGCAGCAAAAGAGAAACCTGAGCCAAGACATGGCGAACCTTGTAGGCGTACAAAACCCCAACCTGCAGAAAAAAGCAGCGGGTGGCATCATGCAACTCAAGGGGTACAAAAATGGTAAACAGACGAAGAAGACTGCGGAACCCAAAGCAGAAAAAGCTAAACCCGGCCTGAATCAAGACCAAGCGGCGTTTGTTCAGCAGATGGGTAAGTTGATGGAATCAGGCAAGACGCCTACTCAGGCTCAACAGGATAGGCTCAATAAGATTGAAGGGCTTACGGGTCGGGATGTATCCCCCTATTCCACTGCAGGTACTATAGCTCCGACGAACAAAGGTGTCGCTAACGCGGCTACTCGGATGAGTACGGCGTTTAATAAAGGACAGGGAACTACAGAAGAAACCAAAGAACCCACACCCAACGTAGTCAGTGAGATGGGGCAGTTTCCTAGGACTCCGGGCGTTAAAATTGATCCTAATAACCCACTTGCCCCGCCAGAATATACCAATCCTTGGATCAACACTGCTCTTAATTACGCTAACCAAATGCAAGCTCCTTCCGAGTGGGGTCAAGCGAGTGGTATGTTTGGCACAGCGGCACAAGGGCTTCAAGGATTAGCAGGGTACACTCCTCAGCAGGTAGCCTACAGTAATGCGGCGGCACAACAAGGTGCGGCTGAAAGAGCCGCTGCTTCCCAAATGGGGTCTATTGCCGATGTCAGTGCTGATCGTGTAAATCTGGGTCAGTACAATATCAACGCGGCACAAATGCAGCGACCAGAGGATGTAGCCGCTAGAGAGATCGAAGCTAAGAATATCCTAGGCGCTCAGATGCAACGCCCAGAAGATGTACAGGCGCAAGCATTACAACGCTATCAGATGGACGCTACGGCTCCTATTTCTACTCAAGACCTTGAAGCCTTCCAGATGGCAGGGCCGGGGTCTTGGACGGATGAGGGGGTATCTTCCAAGTATATGAGCCCCTACATGCAAGGGGTTGTCGATATTTCCAAGCGCGAGGCAGAGCGCGACTATACCAAGCAGATGAATGCGCTGGCAGCTAAGGCTAAGTCAGCAGGTGCTTTTGGTGGTGCTCGTCAAGCCTTGGAGCGGTCTGAAGCGCAGCGTAACTTTAATCAGCAGTTGGGAGATATCCAGACTAAAGGAATGCAGCAGGCGTATGAGTCTGGTCGTTCTCAGTATGGGCAGGAGCTAAGCCTCTCCCAGCAGGCAGGTTTGCAGAATCTTCAATCTAAACTGAGCACTCAGTCTCAATCCTCACAACAGGCACTGCAGGCGATGCTCTCTAACCAGACTATCGACTATCAAACCAAACTGCAGAATCTGCAGGCTATGCTCGGCGTACAGAGTCAAGAAGCTCAGCAAATGCTGAATGCGTCTTTGGCAAACCAACAGGTTGGGTTGACTACAAACCAACAGAACCTACAGGCAGAAATGCAAAAACAGCTTGCCAATCAACAAGCGGGCATGACCTCACAACAGGCGAACCAACAAGCATCCCTGCAAGCGGCTCTGGCTAATCAACAGTCGGGTCTTACATCAAGCCAGATCAATGCTCAGCTTGCACAACAAGCAGCGTTGGCTAATCAAGGAGTAGGTGTACAGGGCGACCTAGCCAATCAACAAGCGGCACTTCAAGCAGCATTGGCAAACCAGCAAACTCAGTTTGGTGTAGGGTCTTTGAATGCCAATCTAGCTAACCAAGTCGGATTGCAGAATGCTAGCTTGGGGACTCAGGCTTCTCTACAAAATGCTCAGTTGGGTACAAACGTCAACCTTGCCAACTCCCAATACGGCCTGCAGTCGCAGATGGCTAACCAACAAGCGGGGCTTCAAGGAAATCAGCAGAACATCGGCGCTTACAATGCGATGGGCAACATGGCTCAGGGGCTTGGTGCTATAGGCAATCAGAACGCGGCATGGCAGCAGAACCAATTTGGTAACTTTGCTAATATCGCCAACTGGACACAACAGCTTAATCAGAGTGCTTATGATAGGGAGGCAGGCTTTAACCAAGGTGTTATTGGTGGCTCTCGTATGCCCGGCCAACCTCCTGCTACACCATCATGAAAACAGCCAACGTATATGAAATAGAGCGGGCGCTTCAGCAGCCTATTACACCCCAGCAGCGGCAGACAGCCGCTGCCAATAACCCCGTCGCTGCCTTGTTAGCACAAAGGTTAGATGGTGTAGAAGGAAGTCTACGTACCAAAATGCAAACCCCTCCACCTCCACAGGGTACTGTTATGAATCAATACTACCAATGGCCTCAACAGCAATCGGAAATGGGTCTGGCTCAGCCGGGTCTTGAACAGATGGCTCAGCAGTATGCTGCCGGTGGGCTCGTTGCTTTTGCCGATGGTGGCCCTGTTTATGATGTAGATGGTGGTGATGCTTACGCTGATGGTGGCCTAGCCTCCATGCTCCCGATGGGCTACGCGGGTGAAGATGATGTGCCTGTGTTTAACGGATATGCCTATGGTGGGAATGTTCTAAAAAGCGTTTTCCCCGCTACGTTTGATGAAGACGAGTACGATGCGGGCGAAGGTGATTTTGGTGATGTAGGCTCCGGTGCTTATGGGCTGTCTGAAGAAGATGTAGCGCGGGATATAAGGGACAACGACATTGCTAGCCGTGTAGCTGAAGAAGAGGCTATGAAGCGCTACAGCGCTGGACCGGGAGATATTATTGGCACGGGAGTTGAAGGAGCTAAGAAAGTAGGCTCCGCTCTTATGGATATGGCCTTCATCAAAGACCCTGCATGGGAAGCGCGGGAAAAAGCGAAAGAGGCCGATTACTATAAAACCACCGCTCCCCCTCCTAGCCGAAGCAAACCAGCAGAGCAAGGCATAGCCGCTGTGCCTACAGAAGAGCCGGGTCTTTTGGATCGTCTAAGAACCTTGCTTCCACAGAACACTGAATCTGGCGAAGATAGAAAGCAGAAAGAAGCCGTTGCGGAGAAAGGAGCCGCAAAAGCCGCAGAAGTTGCGGCGATGGAAAAGCCTACTACGGCGAGGAGAGCCTCTGTCTCTGTGCCTTCTGCTAACCCTGTTCGTTTGGCATCTACCTCTGGTATTCCGGGGCTTGAACCTATCCCTGCTGAAGAAGAAAGGAAAAAAGTGGCCGCACAAGCAGGAAGGGAGGTAGAAGCGGAATTCAGCCAACCTTCAACTCCTGCACAAGCCCCAGAACAACGTGCTATAGCACAACAAATAGTGGAAAGCAAACTCACTGCAGATCAGCAAATCGCTGCTCTTGCCAAATACTTCCAGACCGACACCTCTGAGGCGATGCGTATCAAGGGTGAGATGGAGAAAGAGAGTGCTCATGCAGGCAATGTCGGAATCATGGCGGTACTGGCAAACGCTCTGGGTATGGGGCTAGGCACTTACGGTACAGGTGCGGCTCGCTGGGGTGCTGGTCTGATGGCAGGTGCTCAGGGAATGATGAGTGAAGAGAAAGCGGCAGCTGCAAGGCAAGACGAGATAAATAAACTACGTAGAGAGATCGCAGAGTCTCCCAATAAACAGCATAACGAAGCGGCTAAGATGTACTTTGATATTCTTAGAGAACAAGGTAAGTTAAGGAGCGCCGAAGACATTGCTAGAGCGAAAGCTATACAGCAACAGAAAATGGCGGAGTACAACGCCGCTAATAAAGAGAGCCAATTCGTTAGAAGTGAATCAGGTAAAAACGCTCGTACAGCGCGGATGGTAGGTACTAGAGAGCAGGCGGAAATGAATGAAAAGATGAAAACCGCTCAGAACCTAGAGCGCTATTACAGAGACAGCACTGACTACCGAATTGCTTCGGAGGAAGAAAGGATACGCAGAATTGCTGAGATTTATGCTGGGCAGGGCTTAACTCCTCCGGGGGCGGTGAGCAGTCAAGGTGCAGGAATGCGCCCCATTATTACTCGTAGTGGTATACAATCTCCCTCTGCTCCGTAACTTTTCTCGTGACATCCTATGGCTACAAACACAGGCTTAGCAGCGCTTTTTGATCCTTCTTACCAGACGGGTGATCCAGAACTAGATGCGCTGTTTGGCCTGACAGGTCAGCCAGTAGAAGACCTTCCTCCGTTAAGGTATCCAGAACGAGGGGAGATAGCTGGGATAGAAGCGCCGGTAAGAGGTGAAGCCCCATTACCAATAAAAACAGGGAAAGGGGGTAAAGGCACAGAGAACCTCAAGTCGGCTTACCAATACTTTGTAAGTCAAGGCTTTGCTCCACATCAAGCAGCGGCTATCGTAGGTAATCTAGCCCAAGAATCAGCAGGTAGAACTACGGCTGTTGGAGGGAATGTACTTCCTAACGATCCTCATTCTGTTGGGTTAGGGCAATGGAATAGAGAGAGACTCTATGGCGGGAAGGGCTATGTCGGTTTAATACCCTTTGCCAAACAACGCGGGTCTTCGCCAGAAGATTTGCAAACGCAGTTAGATTACGTCATGCAGGAACTGCGTGGCCCAGAACGGGCGGCATATAATAGCTTAATGCAGGCGGGGTCTTTAGAGGAAGCCACTAGAGTCTTCGGTAAAGCCTATGAACGCCCCAGAGAAAAATATGCTGATTATGGCAATCGTATTGCTCAGGCTAGAAAATACTTAGGTGCCGAAACTCCTGACCTCGTAGTAAGCCAAACTCCACAAGGACTACAGAAAACGCAACAAGAGTCTCCATACTATCCCGTTCGTTTGAGCGATGGTCAGGTGTTCGATGTAGAAAAAGGCATGGGGCTGGATGAAGTCGCTACCATGCTCCAGCAAAACAACATCAATGCTAAGCCTCTACGTTCTTACGTGGCTCCTGATGGGCAGGAGTTCGATGTTGAATACGACATGACTGATGATGAAATTCAGAACATGTTGAAAGGGCAGAAGCCAGTTGCGCCAGAAGAATCTAATTATCTAGGCGCTTTGAAATATGGAGCGCAGCAGGCTGTTTCCGGTATTGCTCAAGGTGCTGGTACGGAAATAGGAGAATTAGGGAAAGCGGTAGAAGGTTTCAGTCCAACAATCGGGGGCTACCTCCAAGAAAAAGGCCCGCAACTCCATGCTTATGGTGAGCAGCTGGGCAAAGATATCGAAGGCACTTACGAGCGACCTAAAGGCTTGGGTTTTGTTGAGGAGAACGTAACCTACCCCTTAGCCGAAACCGTTGGGGGTGTGGCTCCTTATGCTGGAGCGTTTATGGTTCCGGGTGTCGGCCCTGCACTTGGTACAGCCGCTGTCCATGCTGGCAGTATGGGAGAGCTAGAGTCAAGAGCCGAAGCGCAAGGTAAAGAGTTTGTTCCTAGCGAAGCCCGCCCGTATGCGGTGCTTGACGACGTTGCCAATATGATCGGCTTGAATGCTACCAACAAGCTACTCAAGGCTTTCGGGCAAGATGCCATTCTAGGATCACGGGAAGCTATTAAAGCTGCGGTAGAGAAAGGTGGTATAGAAGAAGCTAGGAAAGTTGTTGGCTCTCGCATTGGTAATATAGCGAAGCAATTCTTGGGTGCTGAAGCAGGGACTATTGGTGGGGAAGTAGTTGAAGATGTCATTGGCCGCGCTTATACAGACCAACCGCTGATAGGCGAAGATGCCTTTAATGAATACTGGGAAACCACTAAACAGATGGCTCCCTTGGGCGGTGCTACCGGAATCGGTAGGGGTTTTACAGAGCACTACAACAAAGCTACTGAATTTGCCCGTCTTGAAGAGCAAGCCGCTGTAGAAGAAGCCCTGCAGGAACAGGACGCGCAGCGCCAGAAAATAGAAGAACTTGCCACGATTGGTGTTACTCCAGAGCAGCTTCAGAAGTATGGGGTGCGTAATGAACTTGAAGGACTGAGTGATGAAGAACTTCTAGAAAGCTTCAAGGCAGACCTTGCGGAGAAAGAGGTGGCAAAAGCCGCAAGACTTGCGGAGCTTCCAGAAGAACTGCGTGATATTCCCTACCGTGAAGCAAAGCGCTATCAGCAGATGCTGGAAGAGCAAGAAGCAGGAATAACAGATGAAGAAAATATTGAACCTGTTGAAGAACAGCCTGCACCTGTTGAGTCTGTTAGTGCTAATCCCCCTGTTGCCCCTGAGATGGGTGCCGTTGAAATACAAGCAGAACCAGAAGCCGACGAAATCCCAGAGCCGACGATAAGAGGTAGAGCGCCTGAAGTAGTACCCGAAGCAGCAGCTGAAGTAACGAACCCTGCAGATATCTTGGGGCTAAATAATCGTTCTGGTTTGCGTAAGCAACTGCAAGGGTTTGACATAAACAACGTCGAAGACCATCCCAAGATCGAAGGCATACTACAGAAGACATCGGCTACGTTCTCTGCTGAGAATCTAGCTAATCTCGAAAACAAAATGAAGGAGGTGCAGAGTGCCAACGGTATCCAAGTCCCAGCAGCGCCTGATGTTGGCGGCAAGCCACAACCCGAAATTCGCCAAGAAGGTAGGGGTGCCCCAGAAGGTGGCGAAGGAGTTCGTATCAGCCGACCAGAAGTTAGGCAAGTTGAAGAAATCAAAATCCCCGAAGGGATCAAAGTAGAAGACCTACCGAATAACCGCTTCCGTATCACAGGTGTAGATTTAGATACCGCACAACAAACACTTGTCTCTGCCAAGATACCGAAGGGGAGCCGAAACGAAGAGCTAGGCGGGCTTGAGTTCAACAACAAAGTACGCGACAAAGTGCTAAGCACACTGCAGCCGCAGGCCGAAATGCAAGCTGTTCCAAAAGTAAAAACGCCAGAAGTCCCTGCCGCTCCAAAGATTAAAGCACCGAAGGTTGAAACGCCAGAAATAAAAAACCTATATAACGAAGCTCTTCAGCATGTACAAAGCACAGGTGTTGCTAGCATTTCCGGCCTGCAGCGCAAGCTAAAAGTAAACCATAAAGAAGCTAACGAGCTGATGAACCGCCTGCAGCAAGATGGTTATGTTAGTGCTCCTGAAAGCAATGGTTCACGGTATGTGCTAGATAAAAAGGCAGAAACACCCACAGCACAAAAAATAGAGGGTAAAACCAAAGTAGTCGATGAACAGGGTAATCCGCGTGTCATGTATCACGGCACTGGGGACATCATTAAAGCGTTCGATAGAGAAGGCTTAGGCACTCACTTCACATCTGACCCAAAGGTAGCATCCGCCTTTGCCGAGTCTTTTGACGAAGGTGCTAATGTTTTGCCTGTTCGCCTTGATATAAAAAACCCCCTTCGCGTAAAGGACTTTGGGGGATCGCATTCAGAAGCTACATTCGTGGCTGAAGACTTTATAAAACAAGGTATTCTTCCTAAAAATTATGTGGATGACGCTTTCTACGCCAGAATTATGAAAGGTGTGGCAGGTGAAAAAGCTAATGAAATATACCAACAAAACAATGCTAAAGAGCTTTCTAAAATTCGTCAGGAGATAGAAAAGCAGGGGTATGATGGCCTTGTATACGACAACAAAGTAGAAGGCGGCGGGGATACATATATAGCTTTCCGTCCAGAACAGGTTGAATCCGCTATAGGAAAAAATAAAGAAACTGAGGTAGCGAAGCTACCGGAGCACATCGAAGCATGGGATAACCTACGCACCGCAGATCAACCTGCCTTTGAATCGCTCTCTAAAGATACTCAGAAGCTATGGAGAGATGAGTACAAAGCAAGCGAAGGGATTGTAGGCAAGGATGCGGTAGATGAATTAGCAAAAAGTGAAAAGTTATTCACCAAAGAAGCCAAAGCTTCAAACCCTGATGTTGGTATACGCCCTGTAAAAGTTGAAGACTACAGCGACATAAAAGACACCAGAGAACTTGTTAAGCGGTACAAGGAAAAAGGTACTGATCCTGAGTTATTGAAGCTCATGGACACAATCAATGTGTCTCCTCATTTGGGGGCTTTGCCTGTTGAGTGGGTGCAGAAAGGGGACAAACCTCACTCCGATGTAGTGGACGCATTTAATAAAGGTGCTACAGCAATGGTGGCATGGGGCGAAAAGACCGGCCCTAAAATGTATATCCGTGCTGACGCCCCGTTGCGTGAAGATATCCTTGTGCATGAAGCTGTGCATGGTGTGACTGAAGCAGCGCTCCAAAGGAATCCAGCATCTGCCAAAGAACTTTCTGATTTATCCAAGCAGATTGGGTATTCGCTTTCTGAAGAGTACAGGATGGCGCATGGCTCTAAAGGCAAAGAAGCGAGTGACTTTTGGAATGAGGTCATCAAAGATAATCCGGGCGAACTGCTGGCATACGGCTTGACTTCCCCTACGTTCAGAGAAGTGTTAAGTCAGTATGGGGCGGATGGCAAACCGTTCAAAGCATATCGTACTGAAGCTGAATTGAATGCTGTTCGTAAAGGACAAGAGAAACCGGCTAGGGCGTTCACCGCGCAGGCACCTAAAGAACTTACGTTGTGGGATAAGTTTGTTGATGCTGTGGCTAAATTGTTTGGCCTGCCTACTTCTCGTAAAGCTGAGTTCAAACGCCAGCTGGATGAGTACCTAAACAAGAAGTCTACGTATGAACAGAAGGTAAAGGATTACAACACTCTCCGTCCTTTGCAGGAACGGCTTGACACTGCATTTAAGGAAGCCCTTAAAGAGACTTCAAAGAAAGGTATCGACTTTGAAGGAACCGCAGTTAAACAAATAAAAGAAGAAGCTGAGCGTACCACCCCCCTCGTCAAAGAAACAGAAGTGGAAGGCCCAACCGAGGCAGAACTCAAAGAAGCGGAGAAACGCCTCAAAGCTTCCGGTCTGGTCGGTGCTGTAAAAGATAAGACGTTTGGTGATAAATTCAAAGGTGTCATCAACGATCTCTTCAAAGAAGGGCGCAACACTTCATTCGTCGCTGAGTACGTAGATATCCGTGAGCCTATCTCCAAGGCAGTGCAGGATTTGCCGGATAATGTAGGACAGAAGCTACGTAGTGATTACATATACAGCGCCTATGAGCAACGAGGAAATGTTATCCAAGAGTCTTACCGCAAAGGCTTTGTGGCTATGGGGCGCGATGGCACTATTGAAACTGTGGCTGACAAGCAGCTTGCTCTTGCTGAAATCTTTAAGCGGGTGGGAGCCAAGAACCATAATCTGTTTAATAATGTTCTTGTAGCGTTGCGTGTCCGTACTATACGTGCTCAGGATGCTGAAACCAGAGCGCAAGCCAATAAGATGCTCAACATGGCTGACGAAATGGAAGACTTTGCCAGTACCCTAAAGAATCCGGCTAAACGTAAGAAGTTTAATAGTGCCGCACGAAATCTTCGCACTGTAGCAGAAAAGAAGCTGGAGAGCATCAACTGGGATAAGGGGCGCACTGAGTTTACCGATGAAGTAGTAAAACGGGCGGAGACGGTGCTTGCTGGTCATCCTGAGTTAGTTAACGAAGCCGAGAACGTCTATGCACTGCTACGCAAGCAGGTAGACCTGTGGGAAAACGAGGGGATGATTGACAAGGCTACGGCAGATGACTGGCGTAAGTACCCCAACTATTTCCCTCTGTACAAGACGGAGAAGTATGACGAGCAGCTAGCCAACCCCTCTGCCCATCTCGATAGCTACGGTGCCATGATGGGTAAAAACCCTGATAAGCTGCCTAAGGTCCACAGGCAGGAGTGGCATGAGCACAAAGTCTTTGTCGAGGATAACCTTCTTCGCCATATCACCTTTTTTGCTTCTGCTGCCGCTGAGCATTCTGCGCGTAAGAACACTGCCTACAACCTTGAGATGGTAGGCAAAGCAGAGCGCGTGAAGAAAGACGCATGGGGCGATAAAGACCTCATTGTGAAGTTCAGAGAGAATGGCAAGGACGTGTTCTATCGCGTTGACGATGTTCCTTCCTATTATGCGATGCAGTCGGCCATGCCTCTCATGAGTCCTCTTCTGAAGCGTATGCGCCAAGCAGGTAACTTTGGACGGGGTGTGATGATTAAGAACCCGTTGTTCTGGTTCCGCCAGTCAATTCGAGAGCCCATACAGGCTAGCCTTGTAGGGCGTGCTGGGTTCATATCCCCGTTTGATACGTTGAATGCAGTAAGCCGCATTGCTTCCGGTAGTGCTGTAGGTTATGAACGCCTGCGGGCTAAGGGCGTTATCGGTCCTGTAGATGTAATCCCCGACCCGGCTGAGTTTATAAAAGCTGTGCAGGACGGTAAGGGGTTGGTAGCCAAGGGTATGGATGGTATCAATCATGTCCACGAAGCAATGGATGCGGCTACTCGCGTAGTAGTCTACGAAAAAGCAAAGAAAGATGCTTTGAGCAAAGGCTATGATGAAGATACTGCCGACGCTATCGGTGTTATGAAAGCCAGAGAAATCATCAACTTTGCCAAGCAAGGGCGCAGCAAAACCGTTAGGGCTATCCGTGCTACGACTCCGTTCTTTGGCGCGGCGTTGAACAGCTTGGACGTTATGGCTCGTGCCGCATTCCCTCGTAAGGTAGGACATCTTAGCAAAGCGGAAGCGATGGAAGCGAGAAGGAATTTCTACTCAACTGCGTTCATGCTGGCTACATTCACCACTGCTTATGCTGCCATGATGTCGGAAGATGAGGATTACCTGAAAGAGCCAGATCGTGTAGGCAATTGGCTAATCCCTATCGGCGGTGGCAAGTTCATCAAGATACCTATCCCGTTTGAAGCAGGGTGGTTTATAAAAGAGTTGCCTGAGCTAGCTATGCTGTTGAACTTGGGTGCTATCAACAAGAAAGAAGCGATCACAGAAGGAGCAAAGGGAGCCGCTGCCAATGTTCTGCCTCCTATGCCAACAGCTTACGTATTACAGCCTGTTATGGAAGTTGCAGTAGACCATGACTTCTTTACTGGATCATCTATTGAAGGCAAAGATTCCTATGTCATGGTGCGAGATAGGAACAGCAAAGCAAGTAAGTTGATGACTGAAGTGGTCAACAAGATGGAGGACATGGGTGTTAATGTTCTCGGTGTATCTGCCAATCAGCTTGAGCATTTAGCTAGAAAGTATCTTGGTCAACTGTGGGCAGTTACTCGCGTTGCTTCAGATGCGTACATCAATAGAGGCAAAGTCACTCCCGAAAAAGAAGCAGGAGAATATCCTCTGGTGAGCGGTGTACTGACGACAGGCACTAAGGACCGTGCAGTGAATCAGTTCTACACTGTAGCCAAAGAAGCCTCTCAGGTGAATCAATCTCTGGAAGAAGCAGGAAAGAAAGGAGATGCTGAGCGCTTCAATCAGATCGTCAAAAACCCAGAAAATGTCAAGGCATTGAAGGGCAGTGATGAAATGAAAAAGCTGAAAGAGGAAATCGGAGAAATAAGTACAGGTATCAAACGCATAGAGAACGACCAAACTCTATCCTCTTCTGAAATGACTTCTCGAATTAAGACGCTTAAAGCGCGGCAGACGCTATTAGCTAAGCGCGGTGTAGAAGTTGCTCGTAAATTGGGAATGGAAATTTAGGCAAAAAGAAGCCCCCGGAGGAGCGTCGGGGGCTAGAGGGGGAGTGTCCCAAGGAGCAACAAAAATGAACAACAAAAACTAGGGAGCATTCTACATAAAATCTTACCCCTGTCAATAACCTTCAACCGCCATTCAGCTTGCTCACATCAAACACGTAGACAAGGACAGGTGCCGTAGAATAGTTGGCAGTGCCTTCACCCAGATTCATCATTCTCTCTTCCAGCAGTGTCTGCGATGTTCTTAACCCATGCAGAATCTGAGCATTGGGCATCCGCTTTGCAGCCATCCAGCTAGCGAAGTCGGAACAAGAGACATACAGGCGGGCGTCCTTGACTTCATGCCGACCTTTCAAAGCGCCAATCACAGGCTTGCTGACTGACTGGTTAAGCAGCACGTTGTCTACTACGGTCTGTCCGGTCTGTACGACAAGAATCTGCGCTATCACTTCGTTCCAATACTTGCTGACCACAGAGGCATGAGACTCACCCTCGACTACAAACGAGGCTTTCTTGACGTTCTCTCTTGTCTCACCAAACAGTTCAATCGCCCACTTCCATACAGGCTCAATCGGGATATCAATAATACCTAGTCTATTGGCAATCTCCCCACCCGCAAATGCCGCTGCCATACACCCAGAGTAAAAGCGCTCCTTACCTTCAGAGTTAACGACCTCATCGAATTTTCTCCTTGTCTCCAGCAGCTTGCCTTTTACATTCTCTACGTTAGGCACCACGTACTGCATGTAGGGTTCGCAAGCGACTCCGTAGTTATAGGGGAGAATCTGCCCAAATAGCTCATCTGCCTGTGCCTTGGTAAGCTTGTCGTCCTTGTTGACCGGGACTTCCAGTATGCGGAGCATTTCGCCTTCGACCGCTGCCTTGTGCTGTTGCAGTACCGAGTGAAGACTGTTGTTGCCAGAGGTTTGAAAGATCGTCTCCCATGTAGAGTCATTCGCCCGCTCCATGTTGTCATGAGTCTTCAGTCGGTTCTTGCCCCTGCCCGATGACAAGTCAAAAGAAAGACGACTCACGGCCTCTGGTAGCATATTCGTTACTTCGTCATAGCACACCGGCAAGTTCTTCAATATCCCAGCACGGTGCAGCTTGGCATTCACGGTGTCGTTATCCGTCAGCATACCTTTGACGGGGTTTCCCCAAATGCTTGTCGATGCTTTCTGCAACGTAGACTTGCCCACACCCGATGCGACATTAGTGAGATGCACAATCATGCTGCCTTCACCGACGAACTTATACAGCGGAGCGCCGAACCCACAGAACAAAGCAAAGGCTCTCGCCTCATTGCCGGGATAGGCATAGGTATTCACTACTTTCTGCCATTCCTCAAGCGTACCAATCTTAGAGTAAGTAGCGGCTACCGACTGGGCTTCCCTAGTGATCGGACTGTGTGAGATGTTGCCAGCGTCGTCAATCTCCCTACTGCCAATTACGAAGCGCGTATCGTTGTCATGCCAGCCAAATTGTTTTCTGGCATTGGTGGCTTTGCCATCATCCTGTAGTTTCTTGATCCATGCGCCGATGTACTTGCGTAGCAGTTCCAGTCTTTTATTGTTGGTGACAACGTGAACACCTCGCTTAGCAAGGATATCTCTTAAAGTCTCAGGTTTGAACAGGTGCGTTAAGGGTGCAGTCTCTTCGCAGAGTCCATCGTTGGGTAGCCGGATACAGATAGTTGCGTATTCTTGTTCGCCATCCTTGGCTCTATCTTTTACCCACAAGTCCCTCTCATACACCATAAACTCGTCAGGGTCTTCGTCGTCATTGCTTTCTTCCTGATCTGCACTGCCTCTATAAGCGACACCGCCACCTTTAGGTCGAATCCACGGAAAAGGGTAGTCAGTGGGAATCTCTATCGTAACCTTCTCATTGAGTCCTTCATGATTAACCTCGACAATGTGCTCTTCAGGTGTAGCCTCTTCAATTATCACACCCAGTGTTATAGGCGATGTGATCTTGCCTTTATGAATGCAAGTGCTGCACAACTGAGGCTGGTCAAGTTCTTTCCATTTCTCGCAGGTGCGTGGCCCCTCGGCTCTACTCGCTTTGGTAAACCATTCGTCAGGCTCAGTGCCGGGATAGTCCCGTGACACCATCTCAATACCCTCGACTCTATCTATGCAGAACTGAGCAATCGACAGAGCAGCGTGCCACATCGGTTCTTCAAGCGTAGCGCGATTAGCTACACAATAGGCAATCTGCGGACATCCGGCACTTCGCTCAACTTTCCTCTTAACAAGGCGGTCTACGAGAATGCCGCCCGCTTGCTCTACTTGCTCTACAACTTCTTCGATGCGCTCTACAGTATCAATACTTTTTTTGTAAATTCGGCTGAACTTGAATGTGCGGCTTGTCTGCATCAACTTTTCCATGACAGGATCGGTCGAATGCACAGGTGCGTAATCTTCGCGTGAAACATAGCCTATACAGGCTGAAAAATGCGCTAATGAAATATCTTCCCCAAGACTGCGTAATACTACTTTTTTATGATTGTTATCGCGTTTTTTATTGGTCGTGCCGGGTACTCTGAGAATACGAGGACCATCTGCTGTCACTACTGGGTCTGCTTTCAGACCCAATTCATTTGTTTTGCGCTTTAACGCATTAGCTATCGGCTTCCACGTGTTGTAGTCAATGGCTGTATCCAAGCTCCAATAAGCATGAACACCGAAGCCGGAATCGACCAGTGTGGGGAGAGGCATCCTAAGATCGTTACAAAAGGCGACCAGTGCTGTAACAGCCTCTTTTTTTGTTTGGTATCCGCCTTCTTTGCCACAATCGATATCCACACGGAAGCTCTTTAGCGCCTGAATATTGTATTGGTCTTGTGGCACACCACTGCGTTGGAACGTAGCAGAGGCGAAATAGACTTCTCTTCCTGCTTTGTCTAATGCTTCGATAGCATCGTATATCTCTGGATCACCCTGCTCAAAATAGAAAAGTTTTGGGGGCGCTGAGCGGTCATACATCAAGCCTCTGATGCCGAGCAAGCCATCTTCTGGCAGTATCTTATTAAATAATGTTTCTGATTCCATGATGCCTGCCTACTAACGAAAGGGGCGGTGGAGTGCACCGCCCGTAAAAGGATGTTCTCTTATCCTAAATCAATCGTCAGTAGCCCAGTCGTCCAGAATAGCTTCAACAGATTCCGTCTTGACCGGAGCCGCGTTGGTCTTTGACTTACGCACGGTAGGCTCCTCTTCTTCCACTACGGCAGGCTTAGCTTCTTCACGAAACGGAGACGCCTTGGGTGCGGTAGCTTCTGCGGTCTTAGCCAAATCCATCTGAGCAGGATTGAAAGCAATAGCAGACAGTGCCTCTGGACTCTGGCCCTTTTCGATGATAGCTGCCATTTCGCTTTCATTCAAAGAACGAGCAGCGCGGAAGAACAGCTTGGGAGACTCTGCTGATTCATCGAACCGCATTTCTGTTACTACACGAGTGATCGAATAGTTGAACCCTGCCAAGTGCTTAACGTAAGCATCCAGTGCCATATCATCATCACCCTTGGCTTTACCGAAGATGGACGTAGCCGGAAGCGTTAGCTGGTAGACATCGCTGTTCTCGACATTGTTAGCTAGAACCACCGCCAACCTACGGCTGAAGCGACATGCACGGCCCTTACCATTGGTGCCAGACCCTGCGATATTCTTGGGGCAAGTCTCACACGATGAGCCTTGCGGTGCTGGAGCCTTGGGGTCAGGACGCTTACCATCATTCGACCAGCAGTCAGGCAGACCTACCGCAGTGGGGTCAAAGGTCTTGGCATAGAAGGTACGGCTCACATCAGGAGCCGCGTTAACGACTACGACATCCATCTTGGGTTCAGGACTACGCGCAGTCTCTTGACCATTGACGATCATGCGGAATTTGCTACCCCGCAGAGAGATACGCTTGTAGTTGCCCCCATTACCCAGCAGCTTCTTGGTTACATCATCCAGACCCTGAGCGCTTGATACGATGGAGGTCTGGTCACGAAACAGCGTTACATTCGACATAGTATTCACCTATTAGATTTTTTTGGAAGGACGACGCACAGTAACGGAGTACGCCCTGTCAGTATTCATACCCATTGGGAACACGTCGGGGTTATCTTCTAGGAAGTCCCTCATTGCTCCGTTACTGATTCTCTTCTCAAGCAGGTATGGTGCCTGATGCGTGTTGATGAACTGATAGAGGGAATCCCAGTCTGTTGTGTAGTATTTTGTCGCCACACTGCGAATGATCGTCCCCGAAGTTGTCTTTATGCTAGTAGCGTTTTGCTCTTGGCAGATTCTGTTCATCTCTGCTTGTAGCATTTCCATCTGCACTTTCAATTCAGCTTCTTTTTCCTCGTTCTCTTTTTTCAGAGCGTAGTAAGCATCTCGCAGATTTAAGAAGGCAGCGGCTAATTTGTCCGCTGTCGGTTTTTCAGTATCCATAATAACCTCGCGTAGTAATGCGTGAATCGCGTTATCAACATCTCCCACATAGCGTGTGGGGGCAGACATAGTATAGCAAAATCAAAGGGTTACGTCAAATATCACCTCCCAAAAAGTTCTTGTACATGGACAACAGAGTGCTCTGCGCTAGTGTACGATCTTCCAACGCCTTGTACAACTGCTTCTCCACCCCACTACTGCACAGATGAACAACCAAACAAGGATTCCTCTGCCCCTGTCTGTGGACTCTGGCATTCGCCTGCAAGTACGTCTCTGCGCTTGTCGTCGGGGAGAACCATATTACAGTATTTGCCGCTGTCAATGTAACCCCGTGGGCAGCTGCTTGAGGTTGTATCACCAACACTTCCGGCTCCTTGCTCTCTTGGAAATTTCTAAAGATTTCTGTACGTTTTTTCGCGCTCACTCCTCCATGAATGGCAGAGCTAGAAATCCCATGCTTCTGCAAGAACTCCTGAACAGTGTCGATAGAATGCCGGAATGCGCAGAATATCAGCGTCTTATGCGAGGCTCCCTGCACGATGTTCAGCATCTCGTTCAGCTTGTTGGAAGCATCGAACTGCACCACCTCACCCGTATCAGAATACACCGCTCCCGATGAAATCTGCAAGAGTTTGCCCAACTGCACTGCTGCATTGACCGCAGACACCTCTTCACCCGCTGCTTGGATCAACATCTCCTTACGCAACTTGCTGTAATACTTCTCCTGCTGCGCTGTCATCGGCACTTCGTATGTTGTGTACAACTGCTCCGGTAGGTCTAGGCACTCCTCTGTGGTGTAGCGAATCGCTGGTTGGAGAACGCTGTGTACGATCTCTTGTGCCTCTGGTCTGGGTATCCATTTGAACTGCGTAATTTTTATCATCACTTTGTCTTTGAACGCTCCAGCATACGAAGGTACAGCGCTAGGGTTCACGATCTTAGCTTGCCCGTATGCGTCCTCTGGCGACTGCGCTGCTGGAGTACCTGTCATGAGCCACACCCATGTGTCAGGACCGATCAAAGAGTTGAATGCTTTCCAGCGTCTCGTCTTGGCATTCTTCAGATAGCTAGACTCATCAGCGATAATCAAGTCAAACCCTGCCGCTGCCAACTCATCCCGTACAACCTCTACACCATCGTAGTTGATGATGACAAAATCATAGTTGCCTTTAATGACGTTCACTCTCTGCTCTCTCGACCCATGCGCGATACCGACCCTGCGGTGCATCACAGTCTTGAACAAATCCGAGCGCCATGCACAGTCCATGATAGAGAGAGGACAGACCACCAGCACTCTACGAATAGCCCCGACAGAAAGCAAGTAATCAGCAGCCCACGCTGCCGCATTCGTCTTCCCACTGCCCATCGCGTTTAAGCAGAAGGCTCTCTTATGGATCGTCAGAAACGCCGCCGTATCCTTCTGGTGTGCGAACGGCTTGTACATTCCCGGCCATGCGTAGTGCCCCAGTATAGGAGACAGCACCTTCTTGAAGCCAAGGTTTTTGAGGATCATAGCGTGACCTAAATCCCAATGCACCAGCACCTCTGCCACACCCTCTTCGTCTTTGATGACCTTAGACTTCTGTATTACTTGCGTAATTTTATCTGGATCACGTGTGCGAACCAGTAACGCATTGTTATGAACGATTTCCATATTCCTAAACCCACCGCTTGGGGAGCGGCAACCCGTTAAAAAGGAGAACGACTAGAGAATATCGTAAACGTCTTCGTCGTCTATGGTTGGTTTCAGTACCTCAAGCACATCCATTTTTCTCAACTCTGGGTCATACACCCAGTTACGGACTGTCTTGTAGCAGTGCTTTCGCTCTCTTCTGGCTATGGTAAAGGCAAAGTTGATGAACTCTTCCAAGTAGCGATCAACCACATCGCCCGGTAATCCTGAGTTGGCAGCTAGCTGCCGTACAGCTGTCGGTGTAACTCTCATTTTTTCTTCTTAGGACTATCGTATGTCGAGGCGGGTTTGTGATTGCTGGAACGCTTGAAGCTACGGTTGTCTGATGGAGAAGTTAGAAAGTACCCGTCGCCATTACTACCACCACGAGAGAGATTCTTCTTGTGAGCGATGTCTTTGCCCTTTCTATCTACACCTTCCTTATCCAGCTTTCTACGTAGCGTCTGACGAGCGAGTTTGGCCTTCAGCACTCCGCCGTCTTTCTCTTGACGTTCTTTCTCTCGCTGCCAATCTCTGGAATAATTTCTCGGCATTACAAACTCCCATTATGTTCGCATTGGGTACGGCACCATCGGGCGCAAAGTCCATTAGGCTTAGGATTCCATATGCCCGTATTATAAGACATTTCTCTCTGCGTCAACAGTTCATGCAGTGCAGCAAAGACATCCAAACCCCGTTCAACCGTCACTTCTTCTCTTACCGTTTCCTTGGACACCACAAACAGAAGCATCAGCTTTATCTTTTCAAGCTCTGGAAACTTCAGGAACAGTGCCGCTGCCATCAAATACAACTGCCGCATATCGGCGTATCGCGCATTCTTGCTAGTCTTGTAATCGACTACATATCCTTTGGTCCCGTTAAGAATAGCCAAATCACAAATACCCCGGAACCATATATCACTGTCGTCGTAATCACATGCCACCAATCGTCCATCTTCTTTTTTCACTCCAACTTTAATTTCACAATGCTTTTCGCCGGGGATAGCCTTTAGCCTTTCTAGGTAAGGGCATAAGTAATCATGTCTTTCTGGTATTGGTGTACCATCTCTAAGAAACTCTTCGCAGACTGTATGAATCTCCTTGCCGTAGAGTGTAGCAGTGGTGTCCTTGAACGGTACTTCCTTGGTGACTTTCTCACTCTGATACTTCCTTGGACAAGTGTCGTACAACTTGATCCCACTGTAACTCCACGGTCCCGGCTTTCTACTCATACGGTCTTGGTCCCTTTAGTTTCATCATGTCATATCCATACGCTTCACAGTGCCAGCGTTCATGAAAGCCGAAGCTCTTGCCTATCCAGTGTCGATACTTCTCTGGCGGCGTCTGCTCAATCGAAAACTGTGCGGCTATAGCATTCCCGGCAAAGCGAATATCTGCTTCCTTCTCCAATGCTCTTCTGAACATACGGCAGATCAGTGAGTCCTCTGGTGCAGTGTCCATGAAATACTCAGGTACTTTGATCTTAGCCAGCGTTTCATGCAGTTTCCTAGACCTTAACGAGAACCCACCATTACCCACCATGCCATCACCCCAGATAGCGCCGATGTAGTCATACTCTAAGAACGCATCGGTCCATGCTTCAGCATTCACAGCAAACCCATCGTACTGAATATAGAGGGCATGGTCGGTATCAACAAACTGCGGAATCAGATTAAAGCACAGTTCGTTCGTAGCGCGTATGAAGTTTTTATGTGAGTCATTCTGTATCGGGGGAATAGGAACCCAGACTACCTGAGTTCCCAAATCCTCATCAATCGCCCTGTCAGAGAACCAATAGACCTTACTGACCTTCTCGCCCATCACCCATAGCGTTTGCTTTATAGCCTCAATGCTCTTGTCATGGTAGAGCGTGTCGTAACAGACGATGCTAATGGTCATTTTAGTAATCGCACTCATCGCACTCATCGAGGACTGCATTCGCTTCTTTCGCCGCTCTTCCAAACATACACAAGGCGTTACCATATAGAAGGGCTTGATTTTCGCCAAACCAAATAGTTGTACGCTCATCCACCTTCAAAACTACATACAAATCGCCATCTGCATCTCTATCCATACCAATACTAATTTGCTTCATATATGTTCTCCAATTTTTTCATCTTAAATGACATATCACTTCCATAACCTCCTTCGGCATCTAACGGCATATTCGGCAACCATGTGGGTGCTTTGCGTAGCTCGGTGATGATATCCACCCGTGCCTGTTCTGCCTCTTCTGCACGGACAATGAAGTATAGCGCATCGTGAATCGTCAGTCCAACGGGGTACACCTTATTGACCCGAACCATCGCCTCGCCCATCACACACCGCGCCAATGCCTGAATGATGTTCTGAAAACACTTCGCCGGGTGGATGTGAACCTGCCCCTTCCTTGTGCTATACACGTATTGTTTCCGGCCTTGCTCATCCTCTGTGATCTTCAAGCCGGGGTAGGTCATAAACAGACCAGAAGGTAGCTTTATTCCTTTTTCGCCATGCACCTCCAGCACTAACTCACCTAGCCCTATCTTTTCTTTCTCATTATTTATAATGGCATCCAATGCTTTCCCTGCATCGTACCAAGCGGCTCTGACACTGGAATAATCCCTCCTATAGATATTCACTACATTCTGTGCAAACTCTTCACCAATGTCTTTCCCTGACAGCATCTTACATTGAGCGCGTAGCTTCTTGGCTCCAGTGCCGTAAATCAAACTCAGCGAAGCGGTCTTGCCTACAAATCTAGCGTCGTCGTCAACCTCCTCATACTGCACATTAAAGGCACCAGCAGCGAAGTCCTTGTACAGGTCAAGTCCATCACCCAACATCTTCAGCTTATCATTCTGACCAGCAAAGGCTAACCCGACTCTCAATTCCACGTTGCTCAAGTCAGCACCTACAATGCTGTACCCCATAGGTGCCATGATTGCCTTCTTTAACTTAGAACCTCTTGGTATGTTCTGTAGGTTGATTGAGTCGATGGCACTCCATCGCCCAGTAATAGCCCCGTAGTATTTTAACGGTACGGGCAGTGCCCCTCCTGCCTCGTGGATGCTAATGAACCGCTCCGTCCTACTCTCCTCAATCGTGCTCTTCACCCCTAACCTAGCTGCCACGATAGCTTGCACTCGCTCGTCTTCATGCTCTAACAATGCCTTGAATGCTTCATCACTCTTAGCAAAGGCATAGGCTTCCTTGTTGGTTCTGGCGCTGATCTTTACGGGTGGCGCTACATCGAACGCTCTCAATACTTCTGCCAACTTGGGGTTGGACATCAGGTCGTCTTTCTGAATACCACACTCGTCCAGCAATGTATCTTTTCTTGCTCTGACTTCTTCTAGGTGCTCATGCAGCAAATGCCCATCTAACATGAACTGCGGCATTGTGTGCATCTTGATCGTCATGTCGATCAAAGCAATCTCGGTCTTGTTGAAAGATGAAGCTAGTTGTCGAAACAACGCATAGGTCAGGTCCACATCGTTCTTGCAGTATTCCCCATACCGGGCCAATTCGACTTCACTGAAGTCTACTCTCCTCTTGCCCATTGCATCGACAACTTCAGTGCCCTTAACGCCAAGGCTGTACCGCTCAGCCAGCGTAGCCAGTGATCCTCCAGCATCTACACCATGCTTAGCACGGGCCATCGACAACGTATCAAGAATAACCTTGGGGAAGATACCAAACCGCCATGCCAGAATCGTGGCATCGAACAGGGCATTGTGCATCAGAGCAAAAGAGTTATTCCAGTCAAACTGCTTCAACCAACTTCTTGTCTCTGTAGCGGTCCCACTGAACCATACCGTAGGTTCATCGTTCTTCTTAACAGCTACCCCTATGGTTTCAAACCTTTCATCGTCAATATAGCTTTGCGTTGTTATATCTTTCTTGGAGAGGCTGTATTCCTTGGAGTAGAAAGTCTCAAAATCCAACGTCAAAATGTCCATCACATCCTCTTTCTTATTTCTTCCATCAGCACAGTTTTTAGACTGTCTAAATTTTCCTCATTGACTATCATAGCCACTCCACCAGCGTCCCTTATTCTTTGCAGTTCTCTGTCCTGTAGTGCTGTGGTCTTGCCCTTTCCTGCCTTTGCTTCGATACCGAAAAAAATGCCATGCAGACATCCGACGATATCGGGTACACCATTCTGTGAATAGGCACCGCCAATAGGGGAGAAACTGTAACATCCTAGCTCCTTGAGTATGTCTTTAATCTTTTTCTTGACTAATCCTTCTTTTGTTGTTGCCATGACTTTACCTCCTCGATAAATTCTTTAAGCACTAATATCGTTGTTACAGCCAATAATAAGGATATAAAAATTCCTAGCATCATCACCATTACACAGAAAGCCCCGTCCACCAAAAATTCTAAATTCATTGTAGTGTGACCCCTTGATTATCTCTGCACATCATCGCCACGTTCTTTTGTATGCTCATGAGGACTCCATCCAACACCGTCTGCTGCTCATCCTCTGGAAACTCTGAGATAGTCAAAGCGGTAAGGTATCCCATTGCATTCAATGCTGTCTCTACAGAGGCATCGACTTTCTGAAACGTAGCATCTATAGCCTCCACTGCTGCGCTAAACTCTTCTTCAGTCATTGCTGCTCTCCTAGCTTTTTAAGTTCTTCGCACACTTTCTCTATCACAGGCTCCCAGCGTCGATCCGCCCCCTGCCTGAACACACGGACAGACGGATACCACGGAGTCCTTTCCCCCTCAAACATCCACCGCCAATCACACACATAGGGCACCAGCACCCATGTCGGCACTCCCATCGCTCCAGCTAAGTTTGCTGTCAGTGTGTCCACTGTGATGATGAGGTCTTGCCCCGTTATTGTTTCCGCTAGGTCTTCTACATCCTCAATATCTTCCTTCTCCATATCTGTGTACTGCATATAGTCAGCATCGCCAGCGCGTATATCTTTCTGTACACAGGTAAAGGCGAAGGGAAGGTTAAGGATAGGATGAAAGAATGGTAACGGTATGGAACGGCGCTTGTCGTTTAAGTGGAGTATATTTCCTGACCATGCGAGTCCTATCCTCTGTAGGGGCTTATCCTCTTGCCAATGGCGCGATTTAGCAACATAAGGCGCAGTCGGAATCGTTCCTATACCGTCCTCGAAGATGTACCCCAGACTTCCTAGATTGGTATAGTAGTCTGTGTTGGGGTCTTCCCCTGAAAAAAATATGAAGTCCCTATCAAACTCTGCAAAAAACAATTCCCACAACGGCTCACTCACATTCAGATACACTCTCTCAGCATCCAACTCAGCTACTCTACGTAGCCACCGCGCAAAGAAAATCTGATCTCCTAGCCCTTCAGTGCCTTCGATGAGGAGAGTTTTGCCGATCAAAGATTCCTTACCATCCCATGTGTTTTCTGGTTTGTTCTGAAAGCGGTCTTCAAAGTAGGTGAATCCTACACCGATGTCACCTTGGCCTAAACTTATCTGGCCTGATAGGGCATCGCACTCAGGGTTTTCTGCCTTACATAATGGTAGCTCTGCTTCATTAAACTTCTTCTGCTCTATACGCGACGTACCTAGCATAGCCCATGCCTCTGTGTAACCCCCATCCAACTTCACCGCCTTCTTAAAGCACTCCTCGGCTTCCTCAAACATGTCCTGCCTGAACTTGGCTAGCCCTAGGTTGTACCAAAGCTGGGGACTCTTATCGTCGTGTTTCAAGCATTCAAGGAACACATCCTCTGCTTGTACGTTATCACCTAGCTGTAGGGCTAGGAGTCCTTCATTGTTCTTCTCTTGTATGTTCATCATCTTCTTCCTCCTCTTCCCATCCACCATCAAAAAACATATCGTCGCTCATGGCCCACTGCATGAAACAGTACACAAGCCACAACACAGCAATGGCTCCTAAACCCAATAGCAATACTTCAGTCACTCTCTTTCTCCTTAACTACCAAATACACTCTCTCACTCTCAGGGCAGTAGTAATATCTAACACCCCGCCACTCATCTATTGAGTGAGGCATACCACATACCTTACAGATAGCCTCGCCTTCACGGGGGATAAAGTCTGTCATTCCTTTTCCTCCCATTCAACATACGCAATCACTCCGCCAACTGAAAACCCTTCTGCGATCTCTTTGCTCGGATGGATGTTTCCTAACCACCTTTCTTTACCCTGCCCATAAATATTAGCCCACCCCTCACGCTTCACAGTGCGCGGCTCAACGCGGTACTCCCAGTCTTGATACCATCCGGGGTTCATTTCGCGCAACCATTCCATATTAGCGTCGGCCCTTCCTTGAATTGTTGCGCCCTCTGCCCATTCGTGGATAAGGTCTGCGTGTTTATGTTGTTTGCTCATTGCTGTATCTCCTTTCATCTTTTGATTTACTCCGTTGGCCAATTGCATAAGGTGTTCACGAAGTTCATCTTTCGTAAGCACTTTATTGCTCACGGTAAAGCCTCCCTTCCCATGCAGTCATAAGCATCGTTGCTGATGTATTCGTGTTTTCTTTCTGCGTCTTCTGCAAACCGTACCTCAATCAATGCTTGTGCGAAGTCTAGGATTTCTTCTTTGCTAAAGAACCAAATAGTTTCACCATGATAAAAACTGTTATAGCGGTGGAGTATTTCGATAATCTTTTCTTCAGTCATTGCTCAATCCTCTCCACGAGAGCATCTACACAGTCAAACCACTTATCATGATCGCCTTGCCACGAGACCTCCTCAATGATCTGCTTAATCCGCTCCCGCTCGGCTTTTTGTCCAAGCTGGTACATCTCGCGTGCAAATAACATCGCGCTTGTATAAGTAACATGGTATCTATCATCTGACGGCCATTCAAACCATGTCCCCGCTATTGACTTGATTTCTTCAATAGTCATTGATCAACCTCCTTTACCCTCTCAACCACCGCTTTCAGATACACCATTTGGCGATCTGCGCAGCCAACATTTCCGTGTCTTTCCGCCGCTTCAATCACCGCTTCAGCCTTCTCGATTAGCTCGGCTAATTCCGTCTCCAGCCGGTCAACTCTCTCGTTTAATTCACCGCCGCAGCAGTCTTTGCTGCCGCAGATTGGGCATCTCATTCCGCTTTCCCCCATATTTTCCGTTCGATGGCGAGGGCAAAAGTATAAGCACTAGCGTCTATGCCATAAGAAAATCGATGGTTCTTAATCACGTCATCTATCTCCTCACCCGTCAGCCGCGCTTTGGGTTGTGGGCGGCGATAAAGTGGGATGGGGCGCCCAGCTAAAAATGCTGGGCTATCTGAAAACGTACAAGTAACATCCCAGTTCAGTTTGCCATTCTCGTCAGTCTCAACCCATAAGAATGGCTCATCGCCATCCTCTGCAGGTCGTGCATCAATCAATGCTTGCGCGAAGGCAATTACTGCCTCTGTCGACATTGCAAACTCCGGCGAATCGTCGTCAAACTGAGCGGCCAGCTCGATAATCTTTTCTTCAGTCATTGATCTTCCCCTCCATCTATAGCGTTATAAAGAAAGGCAAAAGCAGACTCCGCTCTTGGCCCCCACTCTGACTCTCTACCGCCTGCCATGTCGATACAATTCTGTATTGCGTCTTTGTATTTCGACTCACTATTCTGCGGTGGGCAGCGATAAAGCGGCTGAACCCAATCTCTATAAGTCGAAGATGGATTTCCTTCCAGAAATTCTTTCTGGAAACCCTCGTTGCCGCGATACATATAAAAGTCATGACCGCCTTCGCCATCGAACTCCATCCACGCCACCGGCTCATCGTCATCCTCTGCAAGACGTGACTTTAGCAGGTCAATGGTTTGCTCAACTTGGAATAACTCAGCGTCGTTATCCCCTCGGTAATTGAAGAAGCTCAAAGCATCAAGCGATTGTTGGAATAATTCTCTGTCTGTCATTGCTTTCTCCGATTTATACAAGGTTTTGTTAACCTATATTAACTTTGCTATAAAGGGTGACTCCCGTGATTTTTGACCGACCTCCCATCCAGTGAATGAAAAGTAAGTGCCGGGAGTCATTGGACTCTTTACCTGCTTGTATCAATTCTCAGTTTTCTGATACAAATTGATGAAAGGGTGAAGCGGGCGGGGTCGGCACTCCCGTTAACAGCCGTTTGCCTATGGGCTGGCCAGCCCCGGCTGATCCTGATGCGCTTCATTGTTCTTTATCTACGCCTATCTCGGTTCTTCACCGTCGCATATCCGTTTCCGTTTCCGTATGCGTACCCATATCCGTTTCCGTATCCATCTCCTCTTCCCCATACGTCTCCATATCCCTGTCCATTCCCGTATCCCTGTCCAGTCCCATAGCCATTTCCATATCCATGTTGATATCCATATCCACATCCATCTCCACATCCATCTCCATATCCGTTTTCGTATCCGTATCCATCTCCACCCCCGTCTCCATCCCCGTCTCCATTTCCTTCGCCAACGGTGCGCATCACAGCCCCCACGATTCGTTCACCGGGATGCAAAAAATCTCCGATACTTCGGGTAATTCGACATCATCTATCGGCCTGATATCTGCTTTTGATGGGTCTGTTATAACGGCTGCAAATCCGCACGACTCCCATTTGAATACCCAAACAGCGCGAGTGAGATAGATTCGGCCATCCTTGCGCTCCACATCTCCAGCGAAAATCCATCCCCTATCTACGACTATGACAGCACGATTGCCTTCGTGCTTTACGGGTGCGTATTCAACGCCGTCGATTGTTACATTGTCCATTTCATTCTCCTATTATTGATGCCAGCTACCGGCTGGCTCGGGGTAACTACAAACCTTAACTCATCAGAACATTCCAACTCTCCGGGAATAGCTCGCCCATTATGCTGCTTATTCTCTCCGCTACATCGCGGGTTTCTTTCTGTGCATGAGGGTCGAGCCTTAGTCTGCATACTCTAGCGAAAAAATAAAGGCTCCCCGTCCATATCCATGTGGTTTCCGAGCAGACAGGCAATACAGCACGTGCCTGTTCAGGGCATACCCCCATGAGTAGCAAATCCTCATACAGCAGCGTAGTCATCTGCGCCCACTTATCTATCTGATCCTGCATAGACGGGTCGATCTTCACTAACTCATCGCTACTCCCTTGCTTTACGTTCTCTGCGGCTTTGCGCCATTGAGTAGGCATGTCGATCTTGGGTACGTATTTTACATACCTTCTGCTTACCTCGTTCTCTGTGCCCCCTACCTTGTGCTTGAACAACTGAGAACGAATATAAAGAGGCGCGGTAACGCGAAGCGTTATCTGAGGATGACTGAAAGGTGTCCAGTGGTTGTGCTCTGCTAGGTACTTTATGAGCCTAGCGTCCTTGTTGTGCAGCACATGCTTCGTTGTGCCATCATTGTCCTTGATCGTATCCCACTCGCTCTTCCTATCGAACGACACTCGTGCGTTATTCACTACAGACAGATCGCTTCCCATGTAATCAATCAGTTCTACGTTCATCCCGTTCTCCTATTATGTTCGCAGCATCCATAGCGAGGAGCCTGCGTTTCTGTTCTGGTGTTAGCTTAGGTAGCGGGCACCATGCGTAGATTGTCGTGTCGTTCTTGTCCCACATGCCTGCATAGCCGTTACCATACTTAGTGATGAGCCAAATCTTGGTCGCTAATGGTGGCTTCTCGTCTTCAATCAAGCGTGGTATCGGACCAAGCTCCGCAAGGTACTTATGCTGCTCCATCAGGTATTTCCTCTTCGCTCTCTGGGTTCAACGCCTTCCTGATCTTATCCACGCATGTCATAAAAATCCTATAAGGGTGGGAACACCACGGCTCGTTATATTGAACCCGTGAATTGGATTAAATACCGCAGTGCCCCCATAACTCATCTTAAACTACGTCTTTCACGAAAATCCCATTAACCATTCTTCCTTCTCTTTTCCTAATCACTTCATAGGCTTCAGACAAGCAGTCAGTCAGGTCGGTCTTCAACAGGTCAGCAAGGATAATCAATGTCACGAGGACATCGCCCAGTGCGTCGTTTACTTCATCCATGTTACCGACTGCTACTGCGTCGGCTAGCTCTCCCACTTCAGACACACATTTCAGGCATTGGGTCTTGGGATCAGACTTAGCGATAATGCCCCTATCCGAAGCCCAGTCTAACACTTTTCCTTCTAATACAGCGTAATCATCCATAGCATTCTCCTAAAATTTGTCGTCGTCAAGGATAGGTTCTCCTTGTGGCGTAACCACATACCCACTAGCCGTTTCATTCACTGTTGTAATCTCATGCGTCCTCATGTCGATCACATTGAAGCCATGTCCAGTCGGCTGCACATCAACAAGCCCGTCAGGGTGGAGCACAGTAAAAGCAGAAGCCAGTTGTCCGTAAACAAACAGCGAAGCAAGCATTAAAATTTTCATGACATCAACACCTTTGCATCTATTTTAAGAAGTTTCATTAGCCCTTCGACTACAACCTTTCGTCCTGCATTGTACGCATCCCTGTGTGAGTGGAACATAGCATCGTTGTAGCCCTGACTATACCCCTGCTGGAACATGAAGCTCTTGGCGTTCTCTCCCTGCCTATCAATGTCGGATTCCTTGAGTGGCTGGCGCTTGGGGGTTACTACCGCTGCTTCCTCTTCAACTACTTCCTCTTCAACTACTTGCTCTTCAACTACTTGCTCTGCTGCCCCTGCAATTCGTACTACATAATGCTGGTTGTATTTTGTAAGGTAGGCATCAGGATGTAATACATAGCGAAGAATGCCATTACCTGATTCGTCCTCGATGATGCTTACCGTTTTATTATCTAGGAAAGTTTTTACGGCTTTGCGTACTTGTTCTCTGTTAAGTTTTGCTCCATTGGCAATCTCTTCTCGAGTAAGTTCTACTCCTCGCTTCTTCATATATTCAAAAACTTTAACGGCATTTGTTTTTGGCTTTGCCTTACTCATTGTTCTATCCTCATTTCGCATGTGTCTGTGTCTTTATCTATCAGGGTTTCGCAATACGAAGGTTTCCTCGTACTCATTGCCTCTATGTCTAACTCAATCTGGGTGTGCCTCCTGCATCCTTCTTTCTCATTGCATCCCTTACCGTGGCACCGTGTTACATCGTAAGGCAGGAATCGGAAGCTTCTCGTAACCATAATGATCTCGCCCTTGTGGTTTCCTGTTTGGGTAGTAGCGTTCTGCTTTGATTAACCAACCGCACTTTGCGGTCACTCTGTAGAATATGTTGCGATTTTTAGACGGTCTAAAAATCTGTGCGTCCTGCAAGTTCTTCCTCAGAAAATACCTTGTCATTATCTTGTCCTCCGTTTTCATGCCACTCTATACACGCCTGCCACCCAGCATAGAAAGCCTCCCATCTGTTTGGCATTTTGGTTACATCCCTCATGGCATCTTTGTGCCACTCGTCGTATGCTGTTGTTATCTCATCCCTACTCATCTGCTGCTCCTTCACCTAAGTCTCCTTTAATAGTTAAGTAGTAAACATCCTCGCCCCAAAATATACCCACATCGGTTACATCCACTTGTACTCCTGCTATGTTTATCAGAGCTATCGAAGTTTGCATCCAGTTGGGCAGGGTGCGATAGTGGTGCTGTGTTCCCGTATTAAAATCATAGATGTCTCCCCCCTCCCCTCGCGATGCTACTCGAACCCGCGCTTGCTTCACAACTCCAGATGAATCGTAGTCCCAATAGGGGCTGTAATATGCTTCTCCGTTATTACCCACAATGTTGGACATGGTATCTCCTTTGGCCAAGGGGTATATCCGTCTGTCAATATCACAATCGCTTCCGGCTTGAGGTTGTTCTTCACAACGTAATCAAAGATCACACGCATGTCCGTACCGCCACCACCATGCAACTCTGTTATAGCCCCTAGCTGGTCTAGGGAACCTTGGTCGAAGACCTTGTGTGACTGTATGGTAGCGTCACACTCGATCAAATGCAACACCTCTGGCATAACAATGTTGCATATAGCCACAAACTCTGAGACGAAAGCAGATGCCACCGGCCCATTCACGCTGCCACTTGTATCCATCCCATTCACCAAAGACCCCATGCTCTCGCTGATGCTCGACGGCATGTACAAGTCCTCTCCCAACCATCTGCGGTTAGGCCTTCTCCATGTGCTGTCGTCATGCCCCTGAGATACAGAAGACATGAACTCACGCATCTGCTCACGCCAGTCGATCTTAGGAGCGGTTAACTCACCAATCAGCTTGCTCTCTTCGCCTCCCATCTTGCCAGCCATGAGAGCACCTTGACGAATAGCTTGGTCGATCTCTGCCGCAACTGCCTCCTTCTCCTCATCAGTTAGCTCATCGAAGTTATGTTCGTCAAAGCCCCCTCCTCCTTCCTCCCCCTGATCCTTCAGCCTACGGTACACTTCGCCTGTGTCCATCCCTCTGTACTGCTCGTCCACTAAGGCACAGTCAGGGAGTTTGGTGAAGTCTTTGTGCTTTTTAGACAGGTCTAAAATTTCGAGGTTGATAACGTAGTCTGCTGCCATGTTCGCTAGCTTAGCGTCCTCTTTCCACAGGTGCTTCCAGAGCCATGCGTGAGAGTATGCCTTATGAAGATTCTCGTGTAGTACCACGGCAGTGAGTTCAGCATCACTCAGCCCCTCTACAAACCCACGGCCATACATAACATCACGCCCATTAGTACATGCTGTAGGAATGTCATCCTGCACCGTACTTTCCCCCACCATGACCAGACCACTGAATGCCATCGTAGCCTGATGTGACATTAACCTTACGTGACTCTTCTGTATCCGTTGTTCTGCTGTTAAGTTCATCACTCTTCTCCTTTGATCTTGGCAAAATCTTGTGGACTCATCACTGTATCGTCCTCCTCTCTATCTTTTATCGCACATGCCCATGCTGTATAGGTATCGTTGTCCACTCCTCGTGCATCGAAGGTAATATCTTTCACTACCTCGACGTTTCCGACTTCGTACTCCCTTAATGCGCTAAGCGTCCCTGCTCTATGGTTCGCCGGGTATTGCATGTCTATTCTATGGGCATGTTCAGCTAACAATGCCTGCACCTTATGCGCCACTTCCAATGGCATGACTAGATCGTAGTACCCGAAACTTATCTTACCCAGTATTTTCTTGTTCATTCTCGTACTCCTCGCCATGTAATAGGTCATCAACACATGTTTTTAGACCGTCTAATTTTTAGCAATCAATAATATAAACCTTTCTGGCGGGGTCTACAGCGTTTACCCAAGCCCCCACCCCCTCGACATACCTATACTCTGGCAACATACGGATAAATATAAGCGCCTCTCTTTGCTTATCAGTTAACGTGTCTACATATTTCTCGGTGGCGGAGTAGGCTAAACTGATAAGCGCTGAATATGTACTGAATATTTCTTCCCTAGAAACCTCTTTTATTCTCAGAGTGTACATATCGACCACTTCCTTACCAATAATACCTATCCACAACAACTCCCGCTCTTCCATAGCCCACCTCAACTGAAAAGGAAAGAATTTTTTGAAGCCCACGAAGTAAATCCCTTATGTGTCGTAGCAATACCTACCTTAGCTGACCGCATAATAGACCTAGCAAACAGCGCCTGCACCTCCTTACCCATTCTCTGTACGTACACCATCCACGCATCGAACGTACCACGCTCAATCCTCTGCACTGCCTTGGCTACCATCATGCAACACGCCGCTGCACCCTTGGGAATCTTGGTGTCCTCTGGGTTTTTAATCACAGCTTCCCACGATGGAAGCGTATCGTTAAGTTTTACAAGAGTGAGGATGTCCATCGCTGCGGCTTCGCCTACCACACCCATCAGTGCATGAATACGAACGTCATCGGGCAGGTTCTCGGTAGCTTTGAGCACATCGCTGGCCTTTTCCATGCCTCTATGCGTAACGAACGCTGTCCTCGGTGACTTAGGATGGTTGATGTAATGATTGGTATTCGGGTCTTCCACATTCTCAAAGCTCTCAAACATCTGAGGGAACTCAATAGCCGTACCAAGAATAGTAGGATGAATACCCGCATTGATGCCGTACACCTCTACCCACTCCATGCCTGTGTACTTTCTGATCTTTGCTTGGCACATTCTACTTCTGGCATGTGCTGGTATGTTATCGCCCAGCCCTTCTATTGCTAGGTTTGTCGTAGCAAAGACAATGCTTCCTTCAGGCAAGGCGTACTTGCCAAGCTTTCTCTCGTGGATAATCCTAAGCAATGTGTTCATCACTGCCTTACTGCACTTGCCTAGCTCGTCAATCATCAATAGCACAGGCTGAGTCAAATGGAACCCAAGGTACTCATTAGGTAGGAATGACACAGAATCAGTACCTACCTTGGGCATCATGATGTCACCGACATCTAACAAAGGCGCATCCAAATATACCGGATGATGCTCTGGGAATCTTTGCTTCAGCATACCCAGCATGGCGCTCTTGCCGATGCCCATTTCCCCACTGAAGAGGCATGTCACCTTATCTCCAACTGCGGCTACCAAGTCAGATGCCTGTGCCAGTGTGAGTGAACCGTAAGTCTTGTTAATCTTGCTCATTTTTTAGACCGTCTAAAAACCACCAAGTAAGGCTTGGCTCCTTCAACTGAGTATATATTATACTACATTTTTTCTATCTTTGTCAATGCCCTCATACCAAACTGAACTTCTCCAGCAAATGATCCAGCTCCTTCTTCGTCTGCATACGAGAGCCTTCGTCTTTCCTCAAGTCCTTGGCATCACAATACTCGACGGTATTTCTCAACTCCCTTCTCATCTGTTCAATCTCAGGATCGCCCGTTAGATTCAAGTCGCCCATCGCATCACATAGCTCAAGGCAAGCTTCAATCGTACTCTCATGAACTCTCCCTTTTGTACCATCTGGCTCTATGCGTAACTGATTCGATAACTTTGACACAGCATCCTTCACTCGATCTCTAACGTCCTGCATTGCATCGGCAATGCGCTTCTCTTGCGCTTCTTCAAAGTTTTTCCTTAGCTCCTCCAGTCCTTCATTGCCTATGTCAATGCGGAAATCCCCCGACTCAGGTAATGGGTATATAGCGTAGTGCATCTGGAATTTGTGTCTGATCTCCGATACATCGGGGTAGTCATCTACGTTGAACAACGCTCCCAACTCAAACTGCGCCGACTGGATAATCGTTTTGTACTCTTTCTCGAACTCATCGACCAGTGCAGTCCTTATATTCTCATGCTGCGCCAGCTCCTGCATATAATCGAAGTAGCCTTTGGTTGGGAGCAGTCTAGGTCCACGATCTGACCAAGGTAATGTACGGGAGGAATGCCACGCTCTTATCATCACGTCGTAGCTTTGTATCGCCGCCAACTCACGACAGTTAGCGAATAGGTTCTTCTGATAACTCCCAGCGCGGGACTTGGCGTGCTTGGCACCCGCTACCTCATCGGACACGGCTCGGTCTTGCTTTTTCCCGGTGTAGCCTTTGATGGTTAGATCGACCAGCATGGCAGAGGATGCGATTGTTATATTGTTTGCGTTCATGTTGCTCATTGTGTTTCTCCAAAAATTAGACCGTCTAAAAAAGCACCCCGCACGGGGAGGAAGCT